CGACGATGCTCTCTATGTCGGGCGTCGTAAGCTGACGACGATCTCCGAACTTGTCGCCATGGGCTACCCCCGCGACATCATCGAGATGAACGCCGGAACCGGCGGCTTCGAGATGAACAACGAAGTGATCGTCCGAAATCCGGCGGATCAGTCGTTCTTTGGCATCACGAACCAGAACGATGAGAGCACCGATAAGGTGTTCTATGTCGAGTCCTATATCCGCGTGGACAAGGACGGCGACGGCATCGCTGAGCTTCATAAGGTCTGTTCTGTCGGCAACGGCGGCTACATCCTGCATCAGGAAGTCGTCCAGCAGGCTCCGTTTGCTTTGCTTGAGCCGGACCCGACACCGCACACGATCTTCGGCAAGTCGATTGCCGATCAGACCATGGACTTGCAGCTTATCAAGTCCTCGATCATGCGAAACACGCTCGACAGCTTGGCGCAGTCGATCCATCCCCGCATGGTGGTTGTCGAGGGTCAGGTCAACATCGACGACGTGATGAACGTCGAAACGGGCGCGATCATCCGGGCTCGTGCGCCTGGCATGGTGCAGCCGTTGACGGAGCCCTTCGTCGGCCAGCAGGCTCTCGGCGTAATGAACTACCTCGATGAGGTGAAGACGCAGCGCACTGGCATCTCCCGCACTTCGCAAGGGCTGGATGCTGATGTGCTCCAGTCCACCACGCGCGCGGCTGTGCAGGCGCAGTTGAGCGCGTCTCAGGACCGCATCGAGATGATTGCTCGCCTTTTCTCGGATGGCATCAAGCGATGCTTCCAGGGCGTGCTCCAGATGGTGACGCAGCATCAGGACAAGCCGAAGATCATCCGGCTGCGTAACCAGTTCGTCCCGATTGATCCGCGCGGTTGGGACGCGAAGATGGACATGATCGTCAACATCGCCCTTGGGCGTGGCTCGGACGATCAGCGGATGATGTTCCTCCAAGCGATCTCTGCCCAGCAGAAGGAGATCATCTCCAACTTCGGCCCGTACAACCCGCTGGTGTCGCTGGAGCAGTACCGCGACACCTTGGCTGAGATCACGAAGCTGTCCGGCTTCATGGATCCCGCGAAGTTCTGGAAGCCTGTTAGCCCGCAGGACGTTGAGGCGTTCATGCAGCAGCAGGCGCAGAAGGGGCAGCAGCCAGATCCGGCGCAGCTTCTCGCGCAGGTCGAGGCTGAGAAGATCAAGGCCGACATCGTTATCAGCGCCGCCAAGCAGGAATTGGAGCGCCAGAAAGCGATTGCGTCTGCGGATCTGGAGCGGGATAAGATCTTCGTTGACGCCATGCTCAAGGCGGCTGAGATACAGGCGAAATACAACACGCAGGTGGACATGGCCCTGATCAAGGGCGAGGTGGACCGCCAGCGTGCAGAGATCCAAGCCATGTTCTCGTCGCAGCAGCCTAACATGCCGGTGGTCCAGTGAGCACGTTCGAGCAAGAAACGCTTTGGATTGCCGCCAAAGGAATGGCGAATGACAGGGCTGTGCAGGAAGTTTTTCGGCGGCTGAAGGAGCGGGCGGTGGATGACTGGGCGTCATCCCCGCCCGAAGCCGACGCCAAGAGATTGGACGCGTACCACATGGTGCGCGCCATAGCTGCGTTTGAGTCTGAGCTAACTGCGCTCGCCGCAGAGCCAGACGTGGTGCGGTTCAACAGACGCTTGAGAAAAGCGTAACAATGGAGTATTACCTTGTCTAACGCCGAACAATCGCGGCCCAGCGAACTCGGTCTCGCAGATGCCACTGCTCGTTTCGCGTCTTTGATGGACGGTACTCCGCAACCGGAGAAGAAGGCGAACACAGGGGCTCCTGCCGCAGTCGAAGAGACTGAGGCGACAGATGAGTTGTCTTATGACGCGCAGCCCTTAGAGGGTGAGGCCACCGACGAGGTGTCCGACGAGGGCGGTGAAGACAGCAACTCTGGTTCTGATGAAGATGCCTCAAGTGAGGATCTTTCGGATGATACTCTCGTCACCGTCGTTATCGACGGCAAGACGCAGAAAGTCACCCTGAAGGAAGCTCGGGACGGGTATCAGCGTCAGGCGGATTACCAGCGCAAGACCCAAGCCCTTGCAGAGCAAAGGCGAGAGGTTGAGTCGATACGTCAGGCGACGGAAGGTGAGAAGGCTGCTTATGCGGAAGCTGTGAGTGCGTTACGGCAGGAGATGGAAAAGTATCTCCCGCAGGAGCCGGACTGGCAGAGGCTGCATCAGGAAGACCCTATCAACTTTCCGATCATCGAGAAGCAGTGGCGTGATTACAAAGCCCAACTTTCTGCGCTTCAGCAGCAAGAGGCGGTAGTCAAGGCGCAGCAGGCTCGTGAGCAGCAGGAGCAGCTTAGGCAGATTGTCGAAGAAGGTCGAAAGTACATCTTCGAGAAGGTGCCTGAGTGGAAGGATGAGGCAAAGTGGTCTGCCGCGCAGAAGTCTCTGCGGGAATACGGCAAGACAGTCGGCTACTCGGATGACGAGTTGGCGGCTGCTACAGACCCCCGTGCTATCATCGTTCTTGAAAAGGCGCGTAAGTACGATGCTCTTCAGGCTAATCGACCGCAGCCCAATAAGGGATCTGCACCGAGGCCGATGAGGACCGGAAACCTCGCGTCATCGCCTAAGCAGACGACGGAAATTGCGAAGGTAAAACAGCGTCTCAAATCAACCGGCCACGTCAACGACGCGGCTGCCATCTTCGCCATGCTAGACAGGAAGTAAACCATGCCTTCTCTCACAAAAATCACGACCTATGATGGCCCGAACTCCATCCGCGAAGACCTCGCGAACATCATCTACGACATCTCGCCCGTTGACACGCCATTTTTGAGTAACATTGGCCGTGACACCTGCGAGAACACCTTTTACGAGTGGCAGACGGACAGCCTTGCTGCGGCTGACACCACGAACGCCGCCATCGAAGGCGCGGATGCAGGCAACGACAACTTTGAGCCGACTGTTCGCGTGGGTAACTACACGCAGATCAGCACGAAGGTGATCTCCGTCTCCGGCACCGATGACTCGGTGAACAACGCCGGTATGCGCACCCAGATGGCCTACCAGACTGCGAAGTCTGCCAAGGAGCTGAAGCGCGACATGGAAGCCATCGTCACCAGCAACCAGGCTGGCGTCGCGGGCAACAGCACGTCCACGCCCCGCAAGACCGCTGGTCTTCCGACGTGGCTCATCACGAACTCGCAGGCGAACGGCGCGACCGTCTCCTCGATGTCCGGTGCTGGCGGTAACGGCTTCCCCTCGACCGCGTGGACGAACCTCTCGACCGCTACGGACGTTGCGCTGACTGAGACCATGCTCAAGACCGCTATCCAGCAGGTCTGGACGCAGGGCGGTGACCCGAAGATCTTCATGGTCAACGCCTACAACAAGACTGTCGCCTCTGCGTTCGCTGGCCTCGCCCAGCAGCGCATCAACTACACCTCCGCTACGCCGATGAAGATCATCGCCACGGCTGACGTGTATCTGGGCGACTTCGGTGAGGTCTCGATCGTCCCCAACCGCTTCCAGCCCGGCAACTTCGCCTTCGTGCTGGACCCGGAGTACGCTTCGATCTCGTACCTGCGTCCGTTCCGCACGTTCGACCTCGCCAAGACCGGCGACTCGGACAAGAAGGAAATGGTTGTGGAGTACGGCCTGCGTGTCCGCAGCGAGAAGGCGCACGCCGTGATCGCGAACCTCATCCCGTCGTGATGAGCAGAGGGCGGGGGATCTCCCCCGCCCTTTTCATGGAGAGGGCATATGGCGGAAGAATACGCTCCCGGTTCGTTTACCCTGGGATACGACAGCATCAGCGGCACGTTGACGAAGATGCACATCACGACAGACCAGAAGCTGGTCTTTGAGGATGTCGTGAACATCGACCAGATCGCCGCTCAGAACAAGATCGACCGAGACGCGATCAGCAACACAGAGAAGCTGCCGGACGGGATGGTCCGGGTGGCGTCGCTTCCCATGTTGGTGTACTTTGATCTGAAGAAGCGGGGCATCTTGGAAGACAAGACGGCCCTTCGGAAGTGGCTCAAGTCGGAAGAGGCGGTTCCCTTCCGAACTCATAGGATCACTAGCTGATGGGCGCGATCACCAACTACTCGACACTTCAGAGCGCGATTGCCGACTACCTGAACCGTGCGGATCTGACTTCTCAGATTCCCATGTTTATCCAGTTTGTTGAGGCTGACCTTAACACGCGCATCCGTTGTCGAGAGATGATCGTTCAGTCCACGATCACATCCACTCTTGGCGATGTTGATTTGCCCGCAAACTGGCTTGAGGCGATCAACCTCAAGATCGATGGTGGGCAGACGCCCCTGCGCTACATCACTCTGGATGAGGCCGACATCGTTGTCTCGGAGCAGCTTCTGACGCAGCCGAGGTTCTACACGATTGTCGAGGATGTCATCCGTCTCGTCCCTCCACCTGCGACGAACGAAGACATTGACCTGATCTACTACTCGAAGATCCCCGCGCTGAGCGATCAGAACACGACGAACTGGCTGCTTACGAAATCCCCGGATGTCTATCTTTACGGGGCTTTGGTTCATGCCGCGCCGTTCCTCGTTGACGACCAGCGCATCAGCGTTTTTGCTCAGTTCTACTCCCAGCGTGTCGAGGCTTTGAACCAAGACTCGTACAAGGCTTTGCATAGCGGATCGCCGCTAATCGCTCGGACGAAGAGGGTCTATTATGGCTGACTCGTTTACAACGAACCTTAACCTCACGAAGCCAGAAGTTGGCGCTTCTAAGGACTCGTGGGGTACGAAGCTCAACAACGACATGGACACCATCGACGCCCTGTTTGCGGCGGCTGGGTCCGGTACGTCTGTTGGTCTTAACGTTGGCTCAGGGAAGACGCTCAGCGTTGCGGGTACTTTGACGGTGAGCGGCAGCGCGACCGTCTCGGGTAGCCTTGTTATCCCGGCGGCTTCTTCGCCATCCCAGACCGCTGAAGGTTCTGTCGTTTGGGATAGCGACGACGACTTGCTGACGATTGGCACGGGCGCTGGCCGCAAGACAGTCGTCAATACCGACAGCACGCAGACGCTGACAAACAAGACGCTGACGGCTCCTGTAATCTCGACCATCTCGAACACAGGGACGGTTACCCTTCCGACATCCACAGATACGCTCGTTGGACGAGCAACCACAGACACGCTGACGAACAAGACGCTGACGAGCCCTGTCGTCAACACAGCGACCATCAGCGGTGGGACGATCAACAACGCCATCATCGGCGGATCTACGCCTGCGGCTGGTACGTTTACGACTGTTGCCGACAGCAAGGGCGATGTGCGTCTCATCCCGCAAAACGCGCAGACATCTTCTTACGCTTTGGTCGCGAGCGATGCTGGTAAGCATATCAGCATTACGACTGGCGGTGTGACCGTTCCTGCGTCCGTGTTCGCTGTGGGAGATGCCATCAGCATCTACAACAACAGCGGATCTGCCCAAACCATCACGCAAGGTGCGAGTGTCACTTTGCGCTTTGTTGGTACGGCGACAACTGGAAACAGGACGCTTGCCCAGTATGGGCTCTGCACTGTCCTCTGCGTCGCATCTAATGTCTTCGTGATTATAGGCGGTGGCGTTACATGAGCATCCTGCAACTTGTCGCCACCACAAAAACGGTTGTGCCGGGATCGCAGACGTATGCGAGCCCAGGTTCTTTCACGTTCGATGTGCCTTCCTACAACACGATCACTATCGAGGTGTGGGGCGGTGGCGGCGGTGGTTCTTTTTACAATCAAGGAACTCAGGCTAACGGGGTGAACGGCGGCACCTCCACCGCTTCTATAACTCAGGGAACCCTGACCTCTACGGGAGGCCAGGGTGGTTTGCTATTCGGAGCGCCTTCGTCAGTGGGCGGAACTGGCTCTGGCCCCGCCGGATCTACAACTGCAAGTGGCGGCTCATCTGCACAGGCACAGCCCTACCCTACAGGTGGTGCTGGTGGTGGTCCCGGCGGTGGTGCTGGCGGATACTACCTTACCAACGGCGGGCGCGGAGGCACTCCGGGTGGCGGTGGTGCAGGATATAGCACGCTGTCTCCTGGCGGGAACTTCCGATCAGTGTCAGGTGGCGGTGGCGGCGGGTACGTATCCTACACGACGACTGACTACATAGGGGCCACGATGTCTCTCACTGTCGGCGCTGGTGGGGACGGGGCTTTCGGCGTCCCTGATGCCGATGGTGGTACTGGGACTGTCAAGATCACATGGAGTTGACCATGCTTAAGCAAGGCTCCGTTCCTGTAAAGACAATCTTCGTCCATTGCTCGGCTACAAGGCCGGACTGGATGGAGACTTACCCATTAAGCGCGAAGGTCTCCGAGATCGCTCGGTGGCACAAACAGCGCGGATGGGGATCAATAGGGTATCACTACATAATCGACCGCGATGGTGAAGTCGCGGTTGGTCGCCCTGAGACGATTGAAGGCGCGCATGTTCGCGGCCACAACAAGGGGTCAATCGGCATCTGTCTTGTCGGGGGCCACGGGTCTTCCGAGAACGATGCCTTTGAGAAGAACTTCACCTCCCAGCAGGCCAAGGCGATGCGGGAGTTGATCTCCGACATCAGCCAGCGCGCAGAGGGCGTAAGCGTTCGCGGCCACAACGAAGTTGCGGCTAAGGCTTGCCCCGGCTTCAACGTGAAGCGGTGGATGGGGGCAAAGCCAGCTAAGAAGAAGCTGACCGAAAGCACGACGATGCAGGCCAGCGCAGCGCAAGTCGCCGCTGGAGCCGGTGCTGGCATTACGGCTGTAAGTGCACTGGAGGGCAACGCGCAGCTTATCGTGATCGCCTTCTCCATCGTTGCTGTCTGTGCGGCGGCTTGGGTGATGCGGCAGCGCATCCGGCAATGGGTGAAGGAGCAGGCGGAATGATCTGGCTTCGGTTCGTCTTCTCGCCTTTCGGGCGCGTGGTTGCGGCAGTAGCGGCTGCTTTCTCTTTCTTGTTTATGGCCTACGTCAAAGGGCGCAGGGAAGGCGTCGAAAAACTGAGACAGGAGCAGCAAGATGAAGAGACCCGCCGCCTCAAAGCTGCCATTGAAGCTGACGCTCGCGGTCGCGAGCGCATTGCTCGTGGCGAGTTGCTCCAGAACGACGGGTATCGTCGCGACTGAATGTCTTGTGTGGCAGCCTATCTCTTGGTCCACGAAAGATACGCCACAAACGATTGAAGGTGTTAAACTGAACAACGCCAGACGCGACGCTTACTGCACGGGACGATAAGATGGATCAGGCTGATTTGCATCAGGACTTGGGATCTATGAAAGCCCAACTCGAAGTCCTGAACCGCGAGATGCGGGATCTGAAAAACGATGTTCGCCAGATCCGCGACGACTTTGCGCAGGTGAAGGGCGGATGGCGTACCCTGATCGGCATCGCCGCCCTTCTCGGTGGTGTCGTCTCTTGGCTTGCGACACACTTCTTCGGGAAGAGCTAAATGCCCCTCATTCCGCTGAACATCCCTCCCGGCGTTGTTAGGGCGATTACGCCTCTGCAATCCAAGGGGCGCTGGTACGACGCTAACCTTATCCGGTGGCGTTCTGGTGCCTTGCTGCCGGTAGGTGGCTGGGAGCGTATTACCGTTTCTCCGTTCAGTGCGGCTGTTCGCGGCATCTTCGCTTGGACTACTCCCCTAAACGTCCCTTATGCCGCCATCGGGCTCAGCAATAAGCTGTATGCTCTCGAAGGCGCGTCTTATACTGACATTACCCCCACAGGGTTTACCGGCGAGACAGAAGGGCTGTACGGAGCCTACGGCGCTGCCGATTATGGCGAGCACTACTACGGCCTAGATGATCCGACGTACACGATCTTAACGGCTGTGCGGTCTTCTAACGTCGTCACCATTACGACCTCAACCACGCACCAGTTCCAGACTGGAACGTCGGTTCTGATTGCAGGCGTTACGACATCCAGCTTCAACGGCACGTTCACGATTACGCGCACCGGAAACACGACGTTCACCTACGCGCAGACGGCTGCGAACGCGTCTTCGTCTGGAGGAACAGCGAAGCTGCCGATTGTAGATCGTCGCCCTGCGGCTGACGCATTCATCCCTTCCTTTTCGTGGACGTTCGATAACTGGGGCGGTGATCTTCTCGGCGTCGCTTCTAGCGATGGGCGCTTGCTGCACTTTGATGCCGCCGAAACTGTCGCTAATGAGGCCGGGGTTGAGGGCGTTGTTTCAGGCTCGCGCGACTCAAACGTAATCACGTTTACAACAAATGCGAATCATGGATACAAAACTGGTGACGTAATCGTTGTAACTGGGAACACAGAATCAGGATTTAACGATACATTCACTGTCGTATCTGTTCCTTCGGAGCGTACATTCACAGTCCACGACAACGGACCGGACCGGACCGGGACAGGTGGGGTGGCAAGGATTACGCCTGCTTGCCCTCAGAACAACCGCGCGACGATTGTCACGCCTGAGAGGCACGCTGTGCTGATCGGTGCAGGCGGCAATAACAGGCGCGTGGCTTGGTCTTCTCGCGAAGATTTTACAAATTGGAACTTCGCAAGCACGACGAACACGGCTGGCTTTTTGGATCTCGACACATCCAGCCGTCTAGTGATGTGCGCTCCGGTGCGCGAAGGAACGCTGATCTGGACGCAGGATGAGGCGTGGCTGATGCGCTACATCGGGCTGCCCTACGTCTACGGGATTGACCGCATCGGCTTCGGCTGCGGGCTGATCGCTCCCAAGGCGTTCGCGACATACGCAGGCCGCTGCGTTTGGATGGGGACCGAAAGCTTCTGGGTGTATGATGGCGGCGTCATCAAGCCGCTTGCGTGCGATGTCGGAGCCTACGTGTTCGACAATATCGACCCGGATTATGGTCCGAAATATACGAACGGGTCCGAGAACAACATCTTCCCCGAAGTTTGGTTCTGGTATCCGTCCCCCGGTTCCTCAACCCCGGATAAGTACGTCATCTACAACTACGCTGAAGGTTGGTGGTCTATCGGATCGATGGACCGTACTGCGGCTTATGGCGCAGGCGTGTTCAAGTACCCGCTCGCTGCCGACAGCCTGAACGATCTTTACTATCAGGAAAGTGGTTGGACCGCTGCTGGAGTCCCAATCGAGACTGATCGCTATGCTACGACTGGTGCGGTGAACATCACGGATGGGAACTCGCTGGTTCATGTTCGCCAGGCGCTGACGGATAGCGGTTACGGGTACGACAGCACGCAGTTGCAGATGATCACTTCGTTTACGCCTGAAGGCGCGCAGACGACGCATGGCCCGTATCACCCAAGGGCTGACGGTTATACGGACATGCGCGCGACAGGGCGGGAGTTCCGCTTGCAGATTGAGGCCACGCAAGATGCCGAGTGGAGCATCGGGCAGATCCGCCTCAACATCATGACTGGGGGCCAAAGATGAGAATTGCTATCCCGCCGCCTCCCCCGAATTATGACCCCGGCTATCTCACGCGTTCTTTCGCGTCGGTCGAGCAGTTCGCAGGGTTGACAGTTACCCGCATCGAGGCCGTCGATGGGGTTCTTTTGCAGTCGCCTAACGGTTCGGTCTATAAGGTGTCCGTAGATAACGCTGGCAACTTGACAACCACATCGGTGCCACTTGGACAGAATGGCGCGCCTACTTTCTAAGATGCACAACGCTCTCAAGCGGGCGGGTGACACGCATACCGTTGCGGATGTAGTCGAGGCTCTCGACACAGGGAAGATGCAAGGTTTCTGGTCCGACAACGCGATGGTCGTGACGCAGATCGTGGATCATCCGAGGAAGCGTGAGTTAAACGTGTTTCTGGCGTTCGGTGATCTGGATGAGGTGATGGCGCTCCAGCCCCAGATCGCGGATTTCGGGCATAAACACGGGTGCTCTTTTATGGTAATGTCAGGACGGCTGGGGTGGCAGAAGGTGCTTCCTCGCCATGGTTGGGCAAAAGTCGGCGTGACATACGCCCTGCCGCTGGGAGATTGAGATGGGCAAAAGTTCAGGGCCTCAGACGACGGTTCAGAAGACTGAGCTTCCCGAGTGGGTTCAGACCGAAGCGCAGAAGAACCTGCGCATCGCGGATGAGATCGCTTCTCGCCCTTATCAGGCTTACGGCGGCTCCACAGTGGCGGGCTTCGCTCCCGAGCAGGAGCAGGCGTTCCGTATGGCGCAGGCGAACCTCGGCGCTTACCGTCCTGCGTTGACCGCTGCTACTGGAGCCGCCGCCCAAGGTGCCTTCTATCAGCCGCAGCAGGTTACGGCTCCGAGCTTCCTGACCGGCAACATCCAAGGCTACATGAACCCCTATCTCGCTGAAGTCGAGCAGCGGGCTGGAGATGCCCTGCAGCGGCAGCTTGCTCAGACGCAGAACCAGATTGCCTCGCAGGCTGTTCAGGCTCGTGCGTTCGGTGGTTCCCGGCAGGGTATCCAAGAAGGCGTTGCTGCGGCTGAAGCTTCCCGCGCGATGGGTGATCTTTCGGCCCGTCTGCGGTCTGAAGGCTTCCAACAGGCTGCGGGCCTTCAGCAGGCAGATCAGGCTCGCGCGATGCAGGCGGCCCTTGCAAACCAGCAGGCCGGTCTTGCGGGTGCGGGGCTTGGGTTGCAGGGCGCTGGTGTGCTCGGCAACCTCGCCCAGCAGGCTCAGCAGGCTGGCATCACCGATGTCGGCGCGCTCGGGGCTGTTGGCGCACAGCGGCAAGCTCTGGAGCAGCAGCAGCTTCAGGACGCCTACGCGCGCTTTGCAGAGCAGCGCGATTATCCGACGCAGGCTCTCAACCTGCGTCTCGCGGCTCTCGGTGCTACGCCTTACGGGCAGACCACGACGCAGACCGCACCCGGACAGCAGGGCAGCAACCTTCTATCTGGCCTTGGTGGCGCTGGCACGTTCATGGCTGGCCTTGCTGCCCTTGGTACGTTCTGATGGATACGGCGCTGCTCTTTTCTGGCGGAAAGGACAGCTTAGCCTGCCTGTATCTGTACCGTGATCTATGGGACCGTATGCCCGTCATCTGGGTAAACACGGGCGCTGCGTACCCTGAGATGGTCGAGTACATGGAGGGCTGGAAGAAGCGGCTACCGAACTTCATCGAGGTGAAGTCGGATCAACCATCGAACGTCGCACAGCACGGCTGGCCAGTTGACGTTCTCCCAGTTCAGAACACGGCTCTCGGCAAGGCTTTGTACGGGTCAGATATTCAGATGATGCAGCCGTACCTGAATTGCTGCGCTGAGAACATCTGGTTTCCGTTGCACAAGGCCATCTTGGACTGCGGGGCTACCAAGGCGATCAAGGGGCAGCGTAAGGCTGACGATCACAAGTCTCCGTCGAAAGATGGAGACACGGTTTACGGCGTTACGATGCTGATGCCGATCTACGACTGGTCTACGCAGCAGGTATTCTCATACCTCAAGGAAGTCGGTGCTGAGTTGGCTCCCGGCTACTTGCAGGGAGAAAAGACCGGGCGCGACTGTTGGGATTGCACGGCATACCTGAGCGACAACCGGAAGCGTATCGAGAACCTGCCGGTGGATAAGAAATTGGAGATCAAGCGGCGTCTTGGTATTATAGACCAAGCAATCCGCACACAGTGGGGGCCGTCTCGTGGCTGACGTAAACACAATCGGCTCGTACATCTACAACCGCGCGCGCGAGATCGGCGTTGATCCTAACCTCGCACTTGGGATCGCGCGGTTTGAAGGATTGAACCCGAACACCCTCGGCTCCCCGACGTTTGGGAACCGTGATGCACGCGGGTATTCCTTCGGCCCGTTCCAGCTTTTCTCCGGCTCCCCTGATCCGACGAAGATCGCTCCTGGCGGGATGGCCTATGACTTCCAGAAGCGTTTCGGTGAGGCTCCTTCTGCATCTAACTGGCAGAAGCAGGTAGACTTCTCCCTTGATGTTATGCGCCGTCGTGGAACCTCGCCTTGGTATGCTGTCCGCAATCAAGGTGGCGAAGAGGCAATCACTCAGAAGGGGGCGCAGTTCGCCTCTCAGATCGGCCTCGACCGTGGAGAGGTTCAGCCCTATCAAGAGCGGCCCATGTCTGCGGATGTGGCGCAGGTCGGCCCTGCTGCTGCTGCCCCTACTCCCGCTCCGCAACCTGCCGCTCCTGTCTACGCGACTGATCTCGGGACCACGGCTAGACGGTTCGGCAACTTCCTTGCTCCTAGCTTGGTTGACGCCCCGACGCCTTTGCCGCCTCAAGAGGCGCAGCAGCAGATAGATGAACAGCGCCGGATGCAAGGCGAATTGTCGCGCGCGAACGACGCAATGCGCGCCTTCTCTGCTTTGTCGTCTTACGGACAGCAGATGGGGGCGCAGCAGCGCCCGTCCCTGCTTCAGCCTTCCGTTGTTCGTGGGCGTGTAGTGCCGATCCAGATTGGAAGAGGGCTTCTCTGATGGCGAGCTTGATGGACTTCGTTATGTCGGTGCGTGGCACGCCAACACCGCAGGGTGCAATGCTTGGTGGTTCTAGCCCGCAGGCCGATATTAATATGCTGGCCTCGTATATTCCGGGAATGACTGCGCCAACTTCCCCGTACGGCGTGATGCCGAGCGGAGGGGCGAGAACGGCTCCTCCAGTCGCTAATTTGCCTATGATGGTCGGGCAGCCGATGCCGACGATCCCCGCTCCTACGCCTGCGGCTCCGATGCCGCCCATGCCGCCCCCGCGCCCTGCGGCTCCTGCTGGCGCACCGATGCAGCTTGCAGGCGGTCAGCCCTCTGTGCGCGAGGGCTTCATGCAGCGGCTTCTGAGTGGCCCGAACTACCAGTCGAACAACATGCCTGTCGTGATGTCTCCGCAGGGTCCGATGGCTTCTGGCGGGTTCCTCCCGCAGAGTGTAAATTGGGGCGACCCTGAGAGCGCGGCTGATTTCTTCCGTGCGGATCAAGCGGCTCGGCAGCTTGGACTGCTGGGCTAAGGAGATAAGAGATGGCTGACGGATTTCTCGGCGGGGTTGGGGACTTCTTCTTCAATACCGGGCGATACGCGGACCCGAACGCGATCAATCCGCAGTACGGGGTGCCGGAAGCTGACGTGCGGCAGGCTGGCATCAACACGCTGGCGAACGTGTCCGCTCTGCTTCTCGCTGCCGGTCAGCCGATGAGCGGGCAGCAGCGGGCGCAGCTTCTTGCCGGTGTTGGACCTGCTCTCGGCGGGATGCAACGCGATATTCAGCAGTCTGTCTCGGCACGCCGAGCCGCAGAATTGTTCCCGCTCCAGCGCAGGCAGCTTCAGCAGTCGATTTCCGGGCAAGAGTTGCAGCAACAGATGCTTCAGCAGCAGATCGCGCAGCAGCAGGCTGAGCGTGAGTCGCGGCAACGTATGGTTCAGCAGCTTTTCGGTGGTCAGCCTGTCCAGCCTCCTCCGGTGGTGGGCGGTGCTGCTGCGCCTAGTGGTATGCCTGCTATGCCGCCTTCGGCTGCCCCTGCAATCCCAGCCCCGGCAGCTCCCGCTGCGGAGCAGCCTTCTGCCGCCACTGCTCCTGCGGCACCCGGTGTTCCGGGCCTGCCTGCTGGTTCTGTTCTGTCTGCACTGCCCCCGGATGTTCTGAGGACGCTTCTGTCTGATCCGTCTGTGAAGGTTGCCGACATTTACAAGAAGGCGATGGAGGCTCAAAGCTCTTCGGAGAAGGAAGCCTTCGACCGCGCGACCAAGATCAGAGGCGAGTTCGACAAGGTGGCGACTCCTTTCAATGATCGCCAGACGGCCTACAGGACGATGATCGACCTTGCTCAGAACAAGCAGGGCGCGAGCGATATGTCTCTCGTGCTCTCCATCATGAAGATCTACGATCCCTCGTCTACCGTTACGGGCGGTGAGGCTGCGAACGCTCAGAACGCTGCTGGCGTTCCCTCGTTCATCGTCGGGTATTACAACAGGCTCGTGGGCGGTGGTATCCTCTCCGATACGGCGCGCAAGGAACTTGTGCGCGCTGGTGAAACTCGATTCGAGCAGGAGATGGACAAGTTCGAGGGTGATCTGACGCGCTACACTGGCCTTGCCACACGCAACAAACTTCCAGTGGAAGATGTCATTACAGACTTCCGCGATCCTGAATTGAAGCAAGCGCGCCAGATGAAGAAGGATTTTGATCTGGCGGCTCGCAGATTGACGGTCGATGAGATCAGCCAGCTTCCTGCCGACATCCTTAGCAAGTTGAACCCCAGTTTGATGAGCCGTTCGGTGGCTGACGCGTACAAGAAGCGCGTTGACGAGCTTACCCGCGTTGGCGTTGCTCCTGCTGCCCCTGCTGGGGCGCAGCCTGCTCTGCCGGAACTTTCGTATGGCATGGGCCAGAACCCGCTTGGCCGTGCTATGCAGCAGTATCCGGGGGGCTTGCTTAGGGCTCCGCAGCTTCCGACACCCCAGTTTTAACAGAGGTCGAAATGGCACAAGAAAGCGCACTCGACATCCTGAAGAAATACCAGGGGCAGGCTGGAGGGCAGCAGCGCGACACAGCGACGATCAACGCACAGCTTCGCTCGCGTGCCGGATTGCCTGAGCGGTCTTCGTTCATCGGTGACGTTCTCTTGCGCCAGATGCTCGGACAGGGCGTGCTCATGGGTGCGGGCGACGAAGCGGAGGCTTATGCCAGATCCGTGGCTCGCGGGACGAAGTATGAGGACGAACTTTCTGCAATCCGGCAGCAGATGTCGGTTACTCGCGCAGAGCGTCCAATCTCCAGCACCGCAGCAGAAATCGTCGGCGGCTTCGTCCCAGCAGCGGCGCTTACCGCTGCGACGGCTGGAGCGGCTGCCCCTGTTGCGGCTGCTCGTACTGCTGGCCTTGCTTCCCAGATCGGGCGGCTTGGGGCTGCCGGTACTCTTGCAGGCACTGCACAGGGCGGGATCGAAGGTTTCGCTAAGTCTGAAGCCCCAACAGCGCAGGGGCGATTGGATAAGGCTTCAGAAGAGGCGATTCAGGGCGGCATCTTCGGCGGCGCTGTCGGCGCTGCGTTCCCTGCTGTCGCTGGCGCTGCTCGTGCGATCAGGAGAACCCCGGAGGAGTTGGCATCCGGCATCATGCAGCGCACGTTGCAGCAGGAAAGTCTAACAGCCGAAGAGTTGCTGCGTCGCTATCAGTCCCGGCAGGCGACGGGCGTGAAGCCTGAGATCCCGGCAGAAGTTCTGCCGCCCGGTAGTTCGCTGGAAGCGCAGTCCCGTCTTGTCGCGCAGGGCGCAGGCGCACAGCGTGGCGGTATTTCAGAGGCCATGCAGCAGCGCGCTGCGGGACAGCCGACGCGTCTCGCGCAAGAGTTCGAGTCGGCCATCGGCCCTCAGAAGAACGTCTTTGCGTCACTTGATGATCTCGCGATGGCGCGAGAGCAGATGGCGCGTCCTCTGTACCAGAGGGTAGATCCGGTAATCGCGCGCTCTGATGAGATTGACGATCTCATCAAGAAGGTGCCGCAAAACATTTTCAATGAGATCGAAAGTGTAGCGAGCATCACTGGCGTGAACCCGTCGAATATCGTTGCTCGTGGTGCGAACAACCAGCGCGAGATCACCCGGAACTATACTTTTGCGGAGGTGGACTCGATCCAGAAAGCTCTGGACGATGCTGCGGCTTCCGCCTACGCGAGCAACAAGGGCAACCTCGGAACCCAGCTAAAAGGGTTGCGGGATGATCTCGTATCTGCGGCTGAGAGGAAGAGCCCAGACTACAAGCAGGCTCGCGAAATCTGGGCGGGTTCGCGCGCAGCGGAGCGGCAGATAAAGGAAGGCCAGAGCATCTTCAAGATGCGGCCAGAGCAGATTGAGCGGAACGTAGCTAAGATGTCGCAGGCCGACAAGGATGCGTATCTTGTCGGGGTCTTCGATGCTTTCAGCAATGTCCTGAATGGGCGAGTTGTGGGCGAAGACGTGACGCGGGCTTTTCGCACTGGCCGCGCGAAGGAGCAGATGCAGGCTGCGATCAAAGCCGCGTGGAACGATCCAAACGAGGCAAAGAGGGTGACGGACCAGCTTTTCACGAACATCGAGCGTGAAGCGCGGATGATGTCCAGCCGGAACAAGATCCTCGGCGGCTCGCAGACTGCTCAGACGCTGTTGCAGCAAGAAGCTAACGTCTCTGCGATGAACCCGATTGCTGCACTTGCAAGCGATCTGGCGACCGGTGGTCCTGCCCTTGGCGCTTTCGGTCGCCTCGCCCAGAACGTCGGGCAGGCGTACCAAAAGGGCGCGACGGCAGGGAAGCGAGAAGCAACAAATGAGGCTCTTCGCCGCGTCTTGTTTGCTCAGGACGCGCCGACGTTGCAGCGTGAACTTAAAAGGATGGAAGACCTGATGAACCAGCGTGGCTATCAGGCTCCGACTGGCGCGCGTGCTTTCGTACCGGGCCTGCTTGGGGCCGACATCGCCGGAGCCTTCTAGGTCAGTAACCCCTCCACCGCATCCGCAAGTTCGGCATCATCGGAGGCGAAGACGTGGGCATAGGTTCGCAGCGTCGTGGTCACATCGGAGTGGCCAAGGCGCTGCGAAACTGCTTTTACCGGCAACTTCTTTCGCAGCAAGGCTGTGGCGTGGGAGTGTCGGGCTGAATGAAGGCAGTAACCCGCACCCAGCCCGACTGCCTGCATCGCTTCAGTCACTGCGCGGGAGAGGTGCGCGAGCGATGGGCGTTCGCCGCTGCGCGAGAGGAGGAGGGGAGCGTCAGCGGTCCTTGATAGTACCCGTAACTCTTCCGCGATGCTAGGAGGCAGGCTGACGACACGCACGCCCGCCGCCGACTTCGGCTTGCTCTCGATCTCGCATCCGCCAATCTTTACGATTGCCTTGGTGACGAAGAGCTTCCCCGCGATCAGATCCAGATCCCGCCCTCGTAAGGCCAGCAACTCGCCGCGTCTTAGACCCGTAGCGAGCGCGAGGCGGATCGCGAGCCCCACCATAGGCTTGTCAGCGACGTAAGCGAGAAGCCGACGCATCTGTTCTTCGTCCAACGCCTTGCGTTCTGCTGCCGCCTTGCGGGGCTGCGTCACCTTGGACATGGGAGAAGTGGGCGACATCCCCTGTTCAACGGCCCACTTGAAGAAGCCGCAAAGCACCTGATGAGCCGTTCGCACGGTTGAGGCAGAGCAGGTTCGCAGGCGCTCGATGTACCACAGGGTGACGGCCTGCGGCGTGATCTCGGCCACGTCTTTCGCGCCGTGGAGCCGCAGGAAGTCGGCGCAGAACTCGCTGTAATTCTGCGCAGTTTTCGGCCCGATGAGCCCAAGGCCACGCCGCTCGGTCAGCCACTGGTTAAAGGCGCTTCTCAACATTTTTCACCGCTCACTCAAATTGACACTTGACGCTAATTAAATTGATCGCTTAGGATCGTCAAGTCGGAAAGAGGAGGCCGCTGTGGTTAACGTGATCCAGAATGACGACGGAACCTATACCGTGAAGTACGCAGGAATGGAGGTGGGCTACATCTCGAAGGTATCCCGCTACAAGAGCCAGGAGCGATTGTTTCGCGGTGTGTCTGTGCTAGGCCACATCGTCTATGGTCGCTCGCTGCAATCCGTGAGGAATGAACTCGTGGCGCACGTTTACTAGGAGGTCGTATGCAAAACATGGTGGAACTGTTGGATGCGCGTGAGAAGACGCACGGCGAATACGCGAATGTCGCGCGCGTGTCGCAGATTTTGAAAAGCGACTTTCGCTATTACGGCGTGAAGTACGAAAAGTTGAGGATGGCGCAAAAAGAAGCTTTGGACATGATCGCCTCTAAAATCGCGCGCATCCTGTCAGGCGATCCAGACGAGATTGAACATTGGCGAGACATCGCCGGATACGCACAGCTTGTTGCACGTGAACTGGAGGCTGAGAAATGAACAACAAACTTCAATCCATTATCGACCGCATCGAGAAGCTGGAGGACGACCGCGCGCTTCTCGCTGCTGACATCAAGGAGATCTTCACTGAGGCGAAGTCGAACGGCTTCGACGTGAAGATCATCCGCAAGGTGCTGGCTATCCGCAAGAAGGATGCTGAAGAGCGCGACATCGAGCAGACGCTGATTGATTTTTACATGGCTTCGCTTGGGATGCTGGCGGACACGCCGCTTGGTCAGGCTGCGATCTCGCGTGCAAGGGGTGAGCAATGACAACTTGGATGAAGACGCAGACCTTCTTCAGAAGGCCGATCTACGTTGCGATGGAAGATGAGGGCGTATCCTCCAGCATCATCCATACAGGCGGGTGGGAAAGCCACATCGAGAAGTACATCATTGAGAACATGCCAGTCGATGGCGTGTTCCTTGATGTGGGAGCGAACCTCGGCTCCTTCTCTCTTCTAGCTGCGAATAAGATGCAGGAAGATCGCAGCAGCGGGCGTGTGATCGCTGTGGAGGCTAACCCAATTGTTCTTCCCTACCTCATGGCGTCGATTGTCGAGAGCGGTCTGGAGCATCGCATCGATGTCATTCCCTACGCCGCATCTGACAACAGCGGGCTCGTACAGATGCAGGAGAGCTTCGGTGACAATCTCGGTGGCGTGCCGATGAAAGGGTTGTGGGAAATTGCCCCAGCAAAAGGCAGAAAGGTGATTCCAACTGTGGAGCTTGATAACATCCTCGTAGATCTAACTCGACTGGATCTCGTCAAGATGGACATCGAAGGCGCGGAGCCAAAAGCCATCGAAGGAATGTCTGGCCTTCTTCATAAGTTCTCGCCCGACATCATCATGGAAATCAACGCGGATTGTCTCCGAGGTGTCTCCAATCTTTCGGTAGCTGGGATGGTCGAGCAGATGGAGTTCCACGGCTACAAACCGCACACGTTCAGATACGATGTTGAGCCTGTGACAAAGGAAGAAGTTGTCGGAATTGTGAGTTCGCACAATTACTACGACTTCTTGTTCTCGAAAAAGATGGGTTGAGCCCTGCGGCTTGCTTGGCCTAAAATGCCGGGCTTTGCTTGGCTTAGGCCAAGGCCCACTGGAGACTTTGTAATGAAGAAGATCGCTTTGGCTTTGATCCTTTCTGCTACTCCCGCAATGGCTGACCAGTCGCACGCGGATTACTGGAGGGAAGAAGCCGCGAGACAGGTTGCAAAGCCTGTCGCTTCTCAGAGGACTGTCCGGTCTTCGCCTGAGCGTGCGCACGTCAAGAAGATCGTCGCTGACGAGGCGCGCAAGCAGTTGGGAGAAAAGTGGGTGCCTGTGGCGTTGCAGATTGCCTACGTCGAGTCGCGGTTTAATCCTGCGGCTGTAGGACCAAAAACGCGGCATGGTCGCGCGCAAGGTGTGATGCAGGTGATGCCTGGGACAGCGCGGGCCATGGGGTACGATCCTGCACGATTGAGGGATGCAAGTTACGGAGCGTCTGCTGGCGTTGCGCACATGCGGTTGTGCATCGCCAGCGGTGTGCGCACAGAACACCAGATGGCCTTGTGCCATGTGTCTGGTGTTGGCGGTTGGAAGCGGCGGCTGAGTGATAGGGACGAACGGTACAAGACCAAGTACACGGCGCTTGTAAGAAATGCGCGCGTTTATTGAGGGGAGAGAAGATGGAAACGCAAGACTGGGCGGCTCACTATCGTGAAGTCCGCGCACGGATAAGCACGCCTGCATCTCTGGCACGCAAGCAAGCGGTTTGCCCGAGTCCGCCGAAGCCGAAGATTGAGACGAGAGATGCTGTTGCGAAACGGCGGCTTTCAGAACTGATGTATGGTCTCCCACAGTGTTCTGATGATCTGCGCTTTTCAATCCAGCAGATCCTGATCGCCTACGATACGCCATGGCTCGGGATCGTCGGGCGCAGCCGGTTCTATTCCCGCCAGCCTCCTCGGCGTGCGGTCACATGGCTGCTGCATCTTCGTGGCTGGAGCACGCCGCAGATAGGAAGATTTATCAGGCGCGATCACACAACAGTGGTTCATTCGTTGCAGCAAGTGAACTCCCTCAACGTCCGTCAGGTCAAGACGAGAGGCGAGGCGTTCTGGCTATGATGTTCGAACGGACATGCGTGCAGTGTAGCACGAAGAAGTTCTTCTATCCGTCACAGCTTGTTGACGGGAAAGGAAACGAGAGGCGGTTTTGTAGCAAGGCGTGCGCGGATGTTGGCAAGTCAAACAGCCTGCAATTCGTGCGCTGCACCTGGTGCGGTGACAGACTGAAGCGGCGCACGAGGTTGTTTTGTTCAAGGACGTGCATGACGCAGAGCTTTCGGCTTACGGCTAAGAGAAGAGGAGTGAAGATAGGATGAGCGACAAAAACCCAGAAGCACTTCGGATCATCGCTAGACAAATGGACAATGCCGAAACTTTTCGGACTGATGAACTTGGCATTGAGGCTGCCTGCCTACGCGACTCAGCCGACGAGATCGAACGCTTGCGCAGGGCTCTGGCAACCTACGCTTGCCGATGTGGTGATGGCGAGTGCTACGTTGACGAGTTCGTCGCGTCCTGCGGGCGTTCTGCACGCGAAGCTCTCCGTCTCATACTAAACGTCAACAGCCTACCCTACGCGCAGGAGATCGCGGCGAAGGCTCTTGAGGAGAAAAAGTGATGTGCAAAGCAGACATAGGGATTACCGGCGCCTTCATGATGCAGCTTTTTGAAGAAGCTGGGCGAAAGGTTGCGTCACCGCTGAGGCTGGAGATCAGCAGCTTCGGGGAGGAAGGGGATCAGCAATTATCCATTGGACCGCATCCCGGCTTCCATCCCAGATCCATCGTGATGAACTTCGGGACGGATGGTGGCGACGGCTACCAGTGCCACTTCGCAGAGGAAGACGTGGATACGGTGCGGCAGCTTTGCCGCGCGTTGCAGGGCTGGCTCGTATTCATAGACGCGAAGCACGCGCAGGTGGTGGAGGAGGAGTGATGGACAATTGCATAACGTGCAAGTTCGCACCGGTTAAGACGGGCGGCTACTTCATGTGCCACCGCTTCCCGCAGTCGCAGCGTGTGACACGGGATTATTGGTGTGGAGAGTGGAGTGCTGAAGCAGCCAAGGAGACCATCAATGCAAATCATCAAGGATCTACCCGCAAGCGAGTATCACAAAATCAGGGCGCTGAGCGCGTCGTCAGCGAAAGTGTTGCTGCGGAGCCCGCTGCATTACCTAGCATCTCTGAGCAGCCCTAAAGAGCCGTCGGCAGCGATGCGGCTCGGGACGCTGTGCCACACGCTGGTGTTCGAACCGCATAAATTCGAAGAAGAGTTCGCCGTAGCGCCTCGCGTGGACAAGCGCACGAAGTTCGGCAAGGAAGCCCTCGCCAACTTCGAGGAGGAGCACGAGGGAAAGCTGGTCATCGATGAGTTTCAGTACGAGAAGGCGAAAGCGATTGCTGCGGCTGCTCTCAATCACCCGATGGTGATGGAGTACATGGTCGGCGGAAGCGCGGAAGCCACGATGCTGTGGGAGCAGTATGGTGTCCCGTGCAAGGCTCGCGTGGATTATCTGTGCGGGGACGTGATGTTCGACCTGAAGACGTGCCAGGATGCTACGCCCGGCGGCTTCTCTAGGCAGATCGGCACGTTTCAGTATCACATCCAAGCTGCGCACTACGCGAACGGCTACGAGGCGATCACGGGCAGGCCGCTCA